CATCGTCTCGTGGCTGAATAATATCGTCGCCTTCCTCACGGAGAACGCAGATATGGTCAGCGCGGTACTCGTGGGGCTGGCTACTACGGTCGGCATTCTCGCCGTTGCGTGGGTCGTCCATGCCGCTGCCCAGTGGCTGGCTGTCGCAGCAAATCAGGCCCTTATTGTTTCGCTCCTCTCGAATCCGATTCTCTGGATTGCCCTTATCATTGGCGTACTTGTCGCGGCGATGTATCGGTGGATTCAGTCTATCGGCGGCGTTAAAAATGCGTGGGAGATTTGCAAGCTCGCGCTTATCGTAGGCTGGAACGCGGTCAAGCTCGCATTCTTTACCGGCGTCTACTGGGTCATTGACCTCGTAGACAAGCTCAAGCTCTGCTGGCAGAAAGCCGGCGTAGCAATCGCGAACTTCATGGGGGATATGAAGGTCTCTGTACTGACGATTCTCCAAAACATGATTAACGGCGCTATCGATATTATCAATAAGTTCATCGGGGTGCTGAATAAAATCCCCGGCGTGAGTATCGACGCTATCGAGCATGTGACCTTTGCAACGACTGCGGCCGCAGAAAACGAGGCCGCAAAGTCCGCTCGTGCGGCAGACCTTGCCGCATATGAGAGTGAGCTCGCGAGTGCGAAAGCCGGAAGAGACGCGCATATCGACTCTCTGAAAGCTGAGCTCAATTCTTCTGTCGACGCTTTGCAAGCCGCTTATGCGCAGGCAAAGGCCGACGCTGCAGCGGACAGCTCCGCGGAGCAGACCGCTCTCGACGGTATCGGCGCAGACACCGCCGGCATTAACGACAGCGCAGGAAGCGCAGCCGCGTCCTTGAAGGAAACGACCGAGGACCTGAAGTATATGAGGGACCTTGCGGAGCAGGAAGCAATCAACCGCTTCACGACCGCTGAGGTCAAAATCGATATGACCGGCATGACTAACCGCATTGATTCCGATATGGACCTTGACGGCGTGCTGAATACTCTGACCGAGGGCTTCGCGGAAGCGCTCGAGGTCGCTGCTGAGGGGGTGCATGAATAATGTATAGCTTTTACTTCGGGAGTCTGCTTCTACCGGTTACGCCGCAGAAGCTGACGACCAAAATCAAGGGGAACAACAAAACGCTTACCCTTGTCAATGAGGGCGATATAAACTTTCTGCGCTCTCCCGGCTTGACCGAAATTAGCTTTGACATTGTTCTCCCTATGCTGGGGCAGTACTCTTTTGCGGACTCCTTTCGCAAGCCTGACTACTACCTCAGCGTTTTCGAGAACTACATGACAAGCAAGACTCCGTTCCGCTTCATCGTGAGCCGTGTGTCGCCCTCTGGGAGACTTCTGTTCGACACGAATATGAAAGTAAGCCTTGAGAGCTACAACATCACAGAGGACGCCACAAAAGGCCCTGACGTGACCGTTTCGGTAACGCTCAAGCAGTATATCGACTATGCGACGAAGACCGTCACGGTTACGAAACCAACGGCAGCTGCGCGCAAGCCGACTATTAAGGAGGAGAAGAAGCGCGAGACTTCGAGCAAGCCTAAGACGAAATCCTATACCGTAAAGAAGGGCGATTGTCTCTGGAACATTGCGAAGAAGTATTACGGCAACGGAGCGCAGTACACAAAAATCTATAATGCGAATAAGGGCAAGATAAAGAATCCTAACCTTATTTACCCGGGGCAGGTGTTGACGATTCCATGAGTAAAGTAGATTTAATCATTCAGAGCGGCAGCACGATTCTCTACCCCATCGTTGAGGAAGGTATCAGCCTTTCGTGGGACCGCAAAGGCTCTCCCGGAAAGCTCAAGTTTTCCGTGGTAAAGGATTCCGTCTTGTCTTTTCAGGAAGGAGACGCCGTAAAGCTGTCCGTCGATGGGACGGACATGTTTTACGGCTTTGTCTTTACAAAGAGCCGCTCGGGCCGCACGCCGAATGTTATCGAGGTTACCGCCTACGACCAGCTCCGCTACTTCAAGAATAAGGACACCTATGTCTACTCGAACAAGAAAGCGAGCGACGTTATCAAGATGATAGCCGAGGACTTCGGCCTCAGCGTGGGAGCGCTTGAGGACACGGGGTACGTTATCGCCTCGAGGACGGAGGACAACGCCACGCTCTTTGACATCGCCCAGAATGCGCTTGATGAAACACTGCGGGCGAAAACTAAGCTCTATGTGCTCTACGATAAAGTCGGCAAGCTGACGCTGCAGGACATTGAGAGCATGAAGCTGAATCTGCTTATCGACGCCGACACTATCGGCGAGTACTCCTATTCGAGCACCATCGACAAGCAGACCTACAACCAAATCAAGATTACCTTTGAGAACAAGGATTCGGGCAAGCGCGAAATCTTCATTGCGAAGGACAGCTCGAATATCAACAAGTGGGGCCTTCTGCAATACACCGATACCGTCGAGCTCTCCGCAAGCGGCGCGGCAAAGGCAGAGGCTCTCCTAAAGCTCTACAACACAAAAACCCGCTCGCTCTCTATCTCCGACGCGCTCGGCGATACGAGAGTCCGGGCTGGCTCGTCCGTTATTGTTAAGCTGGGGCTCGGAGACATCAACGTCCAGAGCTACCTACTGGTCGAATCGGTGACGCACAAGTTCAAGCAAGAGCAACACCTGATGGACCTGAAATTGCGAGGTGGTACATTTGTCACTTGATATGAACGGTTTTTTAGAAAACGTAAAGCGCGCCGCGGTCGAGGCTGTAGCCGCCGGCAAGCCCTTCGGCTTTATCCTCGGTAAGGTGACGAGTGTCTCCCCGCTCAAGGTGCAGGTTGACCAGAAGCTCGAACTTACTGCAAGTCAGCTCATCTTGACGAATGCGGTGCGAGACTTCACCGTTTATATGACGGTGGACCACCAGACAGAAGAAACTTCCGGCGGCAGCGGCTACGCAGAGTTCGCAAGTCATAAGCACGCCTACAAGGGCAAAAAGGCCTACAAGGTACACCTTGCCCTAAAGACCGGTGAGCAAGTGCTTCTCCTGCGGGCCGACGGCGGCCAGAAGTTTATTATCTTAGACAGAGTGGAGGCGCCAAAATGATACCTAAAGTAGAAGACGACCTTTTGACGCTTGAGGTCGAGACTCAGCCGAGTCTTACTTACGCTCTGGATATTGAGCATGGGCGCATTCGCGGCATGGTAGACGAGCTCGAGTCGCTGAGGCAGGCTATTTACCTGATTCTCAGCACGGAGCGGTACGCCTATCTCATTTACTCATGGAACTACGGCGTTGAGCTCGTCGAGCTTATCGGCCAGCCGAAAGAGTATGCGCTTCCAGAGATTAAGCGTTGCATTACAGAGGCCCTACTGCAGGACGACCGAATCACCGCGGTAGACGGCTTCGAGTTTGAGACCGGAAAAAAGACCGTGCACGTCACCTTTACCGTGCACAGCATTTTCGGCGACTTGGAGGTGGAAACCGATGTATGAGGATAAAACCTATGAGGCGATTCTTCAAGAGAAACTCGCCCGCGTAGCGTCAAGCCTTGATAAGCGCGAGGGCTCGATTATTTTCGACGCGCTTGCGCCGAACTCCCTTGAGAGCGCCATGATTTATGTGGCTCTCGATACCGTGCTTAACGAGACCTTTGCTGACACTGCGAGCAGAGACTACCTTATCATGCGCTGCGCTGAGCGCGGTATCACGCCTCTGCCGGCGACTCGCGCCGTGGGTATCGGCGAGTTCAGTATGGATATTCCTGTCGGCACGCGCTTCTCCTGCGATAAATACAACTGGGCCGTGACCGAGAAAATCGAGTCTCTCAAGTATTACCTTACTTGTGAGACCGCCGGTGCGGACCCGAACGGCTACACCGGTCAGCTTATTCCCATCGAGTATATCGAGGGACTCGCGACCGCGGAGCTGACGAGTATCGTTATTAACGGTGAAGACGAAGAAGCGACCGAGACCCTGAGACTGCGCTACCTCAACAGCTTTGAGAATCAGTCCTACGGCTTCAACCGCGGGCAGTATATCGAAGTCACCGAGGCACTGCCGGGCGTCGGCGGGTGCAAGCCCTACCGTGCGTGGAAAGGCCCCGGAACGGTCAAGCTCGTTATTACGGGAAGCGACTACCAACCGCCTTCCGATACCCTTATCAATACCGTGCAGACGACCATCGACCCGACACAGAACAGCGGCGACGGTATCGGTCTTGCCCCTATTGACCATGAGGTTACGGTCGTCGGCGCAGCAGGTACTGCGGTCAATATCTCTACGACCCTGACTTTCGCCTCCGGCTGGAACTTGACCGAGTGCCTTCCGTACATTCAGAGCGCTCTTGACGCCTACTATCTCGAGCTCAACTCGACATGGAGTAAAGAGGCAGGGCTGATTGTCCGCGTATCGCAAATTGAGTCGAGACTCCTCGCGCTCGCCGGTATCGTCGATATTTCCGGCACGACTCTGAACGGTCAGGCGGGAAATCTCACGCTCGACAAGGACGCGGTCGCTGTGAGGGGGTCGTTTACAAATGCGTAACTTCAACAATATCAGGACCATCGACCTCAAAGAGTATCTTCCCGACGTGCTGAAAGACGTGCAGGAAATGCGGGCAATCATGGAAGCTGAGACCCCGGAGGTACAAGCTATCTGGGACGCCTGCGAGGACTGCATGAACGACCAGTTTATCTCTGAGGCCACCGAGAACGGCGTGGCCCGCAGAGAGAAAATGCTGGGTATCACGCCCTTCGCGACCGATACTCTTGACGACCGCAAGCTCCGGCTGCTCAGCCGGTACAACGAAAATATTCCCTACACAAGGAAAAGCCTCGCCGCTCTGCTCGAGTCTCTCTGCGGGACGGGAGGTTATGTTTTGACTATCACGACGGCGACCTTTACCGTCAATGTGAAAGTCGCGCTCGGCGTCAAGAAGCAGGAGACGATTATCTCCGAGACGCTTGAGCGCATTCTGCCGTACAACATGGTCTTTACGGTAGAGCTTCTTTATAACACGTGGGCTAAGGTCAAGCCCTATAAATGGAGCGAGGTCAAACCGCTCACGTGGAAAGACTTGAAAGAGGAGGTACTTACTTAATGGCTACCTACACAGAAAACTACAAGCTGAAAAAGCCGGCACCGGAAGACTTCGCGGACATCGCAGACCTCAACGAGAACGCGGATAAAATCGACGCCGCGCTCAAGGACAAGGCGGACCTCGACGAGTCCGGCAAGCTGAAAGAGAGTCAGCTTCCGAGCCTTTCCTTTATCCCTACTTCGCAGAAAGGCGCCGCAGGAGGTGTCGCGAGCCTCGGCTCTGACGGCAAAGTCCCTTCCGGGCAGCTTCCTGCTATGGACTACATCCCTACTTCTCAAAAGGGCACAGCGGGAGGTGTTGCGAGTCTGGGCTCTGACGGCAAGGTCCCGTCTGGACAACTTCCTTCGCTCGACTATATTCCTACTTCGCAGAAGGCCGCAGCGAACGGCGTTGCGTCCCTTGACGCGAATAAGAAGGTTCCGGTCGCGCAGATTCCAGCCCTTGGCTATATTCCTACCTCTCAGAAAGGCGCGGCAGGCGGCGTAGCTACTCTGGGGAGCGACGGCAAGATTCCTGACTCTCAGCTCGGCACTGTCGGCGTGCCGCCCCAGATTATCGCCACAATTCCGAGCGGCAGCTCCGTTACCTGCAAATGCGGCTCTAAGACCTTGACCGCTACGAGTACCGGTACTGTGACCTTCAACCTGACGGAATATGGTACATGGGTCGTAACGGCTACAAAGGACGGGCAGACCGCGACTGAGAGCGTTATCGTAGATGATGTGAAGCAGTACAAAATCTCGCTCTCCTACTTCTCGGCGACGCTAAAAGTAACTTCGGACTCCGGCGCTGTCGTTACCGCCACGAACGGTACGAAGACCTTTTCCGGTACGGTGCCTTCAAGCGGTGTGCTCTCCCTGACGATTACCGCGTCCGGTACCTATACCGTTACCGCTACGAAGAGCGGGGAGACAACCGACCCCGTGAGCGTGGCAATCACGACCTCCGGGCAAACCTACTCCGTCGAGTGCCTGTTCTTCAACAGCGTACTCTCTAAGAACACGTGGGCACAGATTGCTAAGGCCTCTGCCGCAGGCAAGGCTTCTCAGCTTTGGTCTGTCGGCGATACGAAGGACATCACGGTCGGAAGCGAGACCCTGACGCTCGTAATTATGGGCTTCAATCATGACGACCTCGCAAGCGGCGGCAAGGCCGGCATTACCTTTGGCATGAAAAACCTTATGGCAACTACGCGTCGAATGAATGCCTCGAATACAAATAGCGGTGGCTTTACCGGCTCTGAAATGTACTCGTGGCTGCAAAACACGCTTTTGCCGACCCTGCCGTCCGACCTGCAAGCGGTACTTAAGAGCGTCAACAAGAAGACCTCCGCAGGCAGTCAGAGCTCGACTATCAACACAAACTCGATGAAGCTCTTCCTCTTCTCCGAGATTGAGATTTTCGGCTCGACCACCTACTCGAAAGCCGGTGAGGGCTCGCAGTACAGCTACTTCGCAACTGCAGCGAACAGAATCAAATACCTCGCCAACGGCTCCGGGTCTGCGAACTGGTGGTGGGAGCGTTCTCCTTATGGGAGCAGCTCCGACTTCTTCTGCCTTGTGTACAGCGACGGCGGCGCGGACGTTTACAGCGCCTTCAACGCCTACGGCGTTTGCTTCGGCTTCTGTGTTTAATCTACTATCTATAGTAAATCCGGGGCCCTTGTGGCCCCGGTAGGAGGTAAAAGCTAACTATGTCAGTTTATAAAGCACTGCGAGGAGACAGCTCGGTCCAGTTCGTAGAGACTGCGCGCAAGCTCGCCGTGCATACAAGAAAATGCTGCCTGAAAATGCCGAAGAGGTACACCTTTTACGGCGCTCAGGAGCTAAGCGCTCTCGCTGATACCGTCTACAATAAGGTCAAAATGGCGAACAGCGTTTTTCCCGGAAATCAGCACGAAGCGCAGCTTCGACGGGACCACCTTATCGAGGCAAACGCCACGCTTCAGGCGCTTATCGGTCAGCTCGGAATTATGGCAGACCTTCTCAAGCAAAATCCTGAAAAGCTGCGCTGGCTCGATAATTCTCTCGAGGAGTGGGCTTCCCTCATCAGTGAGGAAGCTAAGCTAATTTCCGGCGTAAAGAAATCGGATAAGGAACGATTCAAGAATCTGCCCTAACCGATATATGGGTCCTGTCATGATACTGTTGTCTTGTCCTGCGAACTGGTGGTGGGAGCGTTCTCCTAATGGGAGCAACTCCAACAACTTCTGCAATGTGAACAGCAACGGCAACGCGAACAATAACAACGCCAACAACACCAACGGCGTTTGCTTCGGATTCCATAAGGAATCAGGTCCGACGTAGTAAGCGGGAAACTGCCGAAATCAGTACCTTTATGGAAGGATGACTCGTACCCTGCCTTTTGGCTAAAACACTCCTTTGATGTAGTCGCTCGGACGCTGCTTGCATGGCGCGGTTTACGCGAACCGTGTTTCATGGGCGGTACTACTATGCAGTTACTTTTACGCGTGCAACACTGTACAAAGGGGACAATTTTTAATGACAAGCGAAGAAAGACACGAGGCTCGCTATCAGAGGCGAGTCAAGAAACGGCAAGAAAGACGCCTCGCTCTCAGCAAATCCTGCGGAGATTTTGAGGACGTCTTTTCTTATGAAAATCTATATCAATCCGGGCATATCTGCTGCCGAGGCGTTAGCTGGAAAAGCTCCACGCAGACTTACCGCTTCAATCTCGTAACGAATACGGCCGCAACTCGCCGCGCGCTTCTTAACGGGACGTATAAGAGCCGAGGCTTTATTGAGTTCGACCTCTACGACCGAGGAAAAATGCGGCACATCAGGAGTATTCATATCAGCGAACGTGTCGTGCAGAGAACGCTCTGCGATAAGGTCATCAACCCGACCTTAAAACCGTCGTTCATCTATGACAACGGCGCAAGTACCGAGAACAAGGGAATCGACTTCGCTCTCAACCGCCTCTCCTGCCACCTGCAAAGGCATTATAGGAAGTACGGGCGGGAGGGCTATGTTCTTCTCTTTGACTTCTCCAACTACTTCGCCAACGCGCAGCATTGGCCGGTCAGCCGTGAGCTGGCAAAACGTGTGCATGACGTGAGAATCAGGGCTCTCGCAAATGAGTGTCTCGATAACTTCGGCCCCATCGGTTACGGGCTCGGAAGTCAAATCTCGCAGACTGCTGCTCTTATGCTGCCGAACAAGCTCGACCACTTCATCAAGGAAAAGCTTGGCATTAAAGGCTACGCCAGATATATGGACGACGGCTATCTGATTCACCCGAGCAAGGAATACCTCAAAGAGTGTCTTACTCGCATGAAAGAGGTCTGCGATTCACTCGGCATTATTCTTAATACGAAGAAGACGAAAATCAAGAAGCTCAGCGAGGGCTTCAAGTTCCTGCAAATCCGCTTCAAGCTGACGGAGACCGGGAAGGTCCTTCGCAAAATGAGCTTTGGGAGTATTAAGAAAATCCGGCGCAAGCTCAAAAAGTTCAAGCTCTGGAATATCGAGGGCAGAGTCGTGAAAATCGCCGGCAAGCTCGTCCGGCGTGTATTCCCGCTCTCAGATATTTGCAGCGCCTATGAGAGCTGGCGCGGACACATGAAGCGAGGAAACAGCTTCCACGCCGTCGAGCGCATGGACCTATATTTTAAGAAACTGTTCGGATTCCACCCGAACAATAAAATCGAATGGAGGAAAGCGCTATGTACTTAATCACAAACTCGGCAAATCTCATTGTCGAAATCTGCGAGCACCCCTGTTATGTTCGCAGGCAGGCAAACGGCGTCGTCGTTCTCAGCGAGCAGGACAAAGCCGACGCGATTTACTCGAACGACTCCAACACCTTCTGGCCTACTCAGCAGGTCGGGTATCTCTGCGACCGGCATACTCTCGTTGAGGTCGAGAGTGTTCCCGCAGAAGTTGTCGCCGGCTTCTACTTCTATCATGCTGGGGAGTTCTACACGACTGAGGCGAATCTGACCGCCCTCGCAAAAGCACGGGCTCCGGAGCTCGCGAGTCTTGTTTTCGTGAAAATGGCAGAGACAGAACAGCTCGACGACGCGACTCTCACGGAACACGCCGAGCAGTTTTCAGAATGGGCATACCCGGTAGCTTATGCGGTCAAGGCGATTTGCTCTTACAAAGGAAAACTGTACCGCTGCGTACAAGCGCACAGCTCGCAAGCAGATTGGACGCCGCCGGCTACTGCAAGTCTCTGGAAGGAAATCGGAGACCCTACGGCCGAGTACCCCGAATGGTCTCAGCCCCTCGGCGCGCATGACACCTACGCGCTCGGCGATAAGGTTGCGCACAGCGGCAAGCACTGGGTAAGTACTGCCGCAAATAATGTTTGGGAGCCGTGGGTCTACGGCTGGGAGGAGGTTACTGAATGACGGTTTATCAATGGCTCTGCCTTCTGGGCGTGCCTGCGCTCATTGCGGCCATCTTCAAGTACCTGCACTCCCTCGTCAAGAAGAACGCTCTGGACACGGCTGCGGTAAAGGCGGGACTGCAAGCCTTGCTCAGGTCGCAGATGATTAGCGACTACAACAAATGGGAGGAACGCGGCTTCGCTCCTATCTACGCTCGGGAAAACTTCGAGAATTGCTGGAAGCAGTACCACTCCCTCGGCGTGAACGGCGTTATGGACGACCTCCATAACAAGTTCTTAGAGCTGCCGGTATCGCCACCCGATGAGAGCTAAGAAACGAGAGTTTTCCAAAATCATAATCGCCATTGTCGGGACCGCTACGGGAGTCGTAACGGTCTTTACTTTGGCCGTCGTTTGGAAAACCGGCGACACTTCGCCGCTTGCATACCTTATTCCCGCCATCTTCGCCGAGCTCGCTACCGCGACCGGCTTCTACTACAGTAAGGCGAAAGCCGAAAACCGAATCAAGCTCCGTAAGAAGTACGGGCCTGATATATACAATGATTCAAAGGAGGACTAAAAACATGTTAGAAAGCGTACTGCAAAACCTTATCAACATCGGCTGGGCCATGCTTATCTTCCTCGCCGCGTACCTCGCGAATGTTGCCTTTTCGCTCTGGTACAACATCAAGATTCTGCATGAGTCCTTTGATAAGGACAAGCTCATTGCGAGCGGCCTCAAGATTCTGACCTTCGTGGTCGGGCTGACGCTGCTCTGCACCGCAATCACGACTCTGCCCCTGTTCGCAAATCAAGTCGGCTGGGCGATTCCTGAGGAGTATTCCGACCTCTTCGCGGACCTCATTATTATCGGCGCCGTGCTGCTCGTGGCCTGCAAGTACATCAAGGAGGCCTTTACTAAGTTCGTGGCTATCCTGAACGCAAAGACCGAAGGAGGTACTGAAAATGAGTAACAGCCCGCTCGTAAGCTATACGAAAATCTCGCCGAATAAGTCGAGCCCGCGCAACCACAAAATCGATACCGTAACTATCCATTGCGTAGTCGGTCAATGCTCGGTCGAGACCCTCGGCAATGTATTCGCCCCTACTTCCCGGCAAGCGTCCAGTAACTACGGTGTCGGCGTAGACGGCCGTATCGGTATGTATGTCGAGGAGAAAGACCGCTCATGGTGCTCCTCGAACGCGGCGAACGACAACCGCGCAATTACGATTGAGGTCGCCAGCGACACCAAAGAGCCTTATGCGGTCAATGCGAAGGCCTATGCCGCACTCATCGACCTGCTCGTTGATATTTGTAAGCGAAACGGTATCAAGGAGCTTGTATGGTCCACAAATAAGGCCGACCGCGTGAATCACAAGAACGGCTGCAACATGACCGTACACCGAGACTACGCGAATAAGAGCTGTCCCGGTACATACCTCTACGAACGGCACGCCCAGATTGCCTCTGAGGTCAACAAACGCCTCGGGAGTACAAATATCAAGCCTGCGCCTGAAAAGCCGTCTGTGAGCTTGTATCGCGTCCAGACGGGCGCTTTTAAGGTCAAGGCCAACGCAGACGCCATGCTGACTAAGGTTAAGGCGAAAGGCTTCGACACCTACATGGTAAAGGTCGGAGACCTCTACAAGATTCAGGTCGGTGCCTTCAAGGTCAAGGCGAACGCGGAGGCTATGATGAAGAAGCTGCAAGCCGCAGGCTTTTCGGCGTTCATTACCACTGAAGAGGGTACGGGCAAGTCGGTAGACGAGCTCGCTCGGGAGGTACTGCAAGGCAAGTGGGGCAATGGCGAGGAGCGTAAAAAGCGGCTTGAGGCCGCTGGATATGACTACGCCGCCGTACAGAAAAAAGTAAATCAGCTCGCCTAAGAGATAAGGCCGGAGTCGTTCCTTCGTGGGACGGCTCCGGCCTTTTACTATTTGCGGTAGAAATGCAACAGAAAGTTCGCAGAATCCCGGCAGTTTTGCGCGCTCCCTTTTCTTACCAAACACGGTAAAATAATAATTGTCAAGGGGAAAACCTTGACAAAGAAAAGAGCCCCCGTTGTTCCAGCAACGAGAGCTCAGAAAGGAGGTCAATCATGGACGGCTACCACACCGACTACGGATTCATGGGCTTGGTAAACGGAGAGTACATGCTCTTCGCAACCGACACCGAGTACCTTGAATACGTAACTGACGACTAACCTCGTCCGCTCGAGAGCTTGGCCGGTCGCAAGACCGGCTGAGCCCGAGAGTGTTTATATATTATATCGCATTCAGGCGAGAAAGTAAACCCTAAGGAGGTAACGATTATATGAATTTCCAACGCGCTTGCTACAGCTACTCCGCTTTACAACGGTGTGCCGACGCCGTAAAGGCTACTAACTGGACCGTTCGCCGGTCGGCAGAGCATTTTAGTAAATGCTTTGAGGTAAAGAAGGTATTCGAGCTTTGCTATGACGAAACGCATTGTATGCTCTTCGACCCGGAGTTTTCCCCGTGGCATGATTACCTTAAAGCAGTTGACCACAAATACACGAAGAAGGAGCTCGACATGAAGCTGCGTATGTGCCACCGCTTCCTTGCGAATGAGCTCAACGCGATTCTGGCTACTATGAGAGCCGGCGAGGTCGACGCGATTGACTGAAAGCGGTAAAACCGCAACGGAAAGTTCGCAAAATCCCGGCAGTTTTGCGCGCTCCCGAAATCAGTAAAACGCGGCATAATAAATAATGTCAAGAGGATAAAACAGAATGCGGACAGCGCCGCCCAGCTTACGAGCTTCAAGCGGTAAGCGCGCTGCGAAAGGTAACCTCTTGACATTAAAAACAAGGAGGCAATAACATGAAAGTTTACATCGTTCAAGTGATTCCCGAGGCAAGCCTCGGGAAAGTCAGTCAGGAAGGCTACTCAACCTTAGAAAAGGCGCAGGCCTTTGTCGAGAGCCGTTCCGACCGTCCGCAGCAAATCTCGCCGTACCTTTACCGCACGGCAGACTTCGCCGACTACCTCATTTACGAGGTCAATATCGTCTGAGAAAGATTCGCCCGCAAGGGCGTTTCTTTCGGGCTGATTGCTTTAGCACACTACTTTATTAAAGGAGGCAATTCGATGGCAAAAAGAGTCGGAAAGACCGACGACCAACCTTTTGTAAAGCTCTTCCGAGAGCTTACATACCGCTGGACTCCGTGGGAGGTCTGGCAGGACTTCGTTACGATGTACGCTTGCGCTATCTCGAACGCAGTCGACAAGTCTCACTTTGAAAAGCGTGAAGAGCTCTACCTCAAGCGGATTCAGAAGTACAACAAGAAGGAGCAAGAGATTTTTCCTCAGCTCGCTGCGGAAGTGGTCCTTGCTCTCGAGAAGAATCCGGAGCAGGACTTCCTCGGAAGTATCTTTATGGCGCTTAACCTCGGCAATGACTCTGGCGGGCAGTTCTTTACGCCCTACGATGTTTGCCGAATGATGGCAGAAATGACTTGTGACAACGTGCTGCCGACTATCAAGGCGAAAGGCTATATCTCAATTAACGACTGCGCTTGCGGTGCCGGCGCTACTTTGATTGCTGGAGTTCACGCCGCGGCTAAGCAGATACACAAGGCGGGTCTGAACTGGCAAAATCATATTCTCGTGACCGCGCAGGATGTTGACTATACCGTAGCCTATATGTGTTATATCCAGCTCTCACTTCTCGGTGTCGCCGGTTATATCAAAGTAGGCAACTCACTTACCGAGCCCATGCGCTCGGACGACTCATTGGAGAACTACTGGTTTACGCCGATGTACTGCTCCGACGTGTGGACTATCAGAAGGCTTCTCAAGGGCAGAACGCTCTTATAAGCAAATATATTTTTCAGGAGGTTTTTATTATGGCAACTATCACAACGAAAGAGACCCGCGCCTTCAACTGGGCGAATCCGGGTACGCTCAAGGTCGGCGATGAAATCGTCGAGACTCTCAAGGACGGCCGCGAGGTCGTGTTCGTCGTCGTGGACGACGGCGTTATCGGACTGAAGAATCTGCTCGGCTACCACTGCATGAATGAGGACTGGACCAACAAAGGAGGCTGGCTTGCCTGCGATATGCGTCGCTACCTCAACGAGGACGTTATCGCGCTGCTCCCTGACGAGCTCGTCGCGGCTATCAAGCCCCGCAAGTTCGGCAAAGAGGAGGACAAGCTCTGGCTCTTCTCGGAGATGGAGGTCTTCGGCGACCACGACTGGACCGAGAATGACCCTGACCGCGGCTTCCAGTTCGAGTACTTCAAGGACCGCCGCAACCGTATCAAAGTCGACGAAGACGGAGATGCGTACTGGTGGTGGGAGCGTTCTCCTTATGGGAGCGCCTCCGCCAGCTTCTGCCGTGTGGACGGCAACGGCAACGCGAACCGTTACAGCGCCAGCTACGCCTACGGCGTTTGCTTCGGCTTCTATATCTAATCATCAATCTATGAATCCGCGGGGCCTTGTGCCCCGCGGTGAAAGGAGAACGACACTTTGGGACTTAAAGATTTGCGGCTTGCGAAAGGCTACAGCCGCACCGAACTGGCGAAAGTCAGCGGAATCCGCTACCAGAAAATCCGTGATATTGAGGTCGGCATTATCAAGCCCGAGAATATCACGCTCAAAACGGCTCTCAAGCTCGCGCAGGCTCTCGACTGCCAGCCTGAGGACCTGACAAAACCGGATAAGGAGGAAAGCGATGTATGAGGAACTGAGAAAGGCCTTCGTCAAACGCCTTACTGCGGACAGTCCTCACCATGACGCGCGGCGCAAAGACTTCAATCAAGCTATCTTTGACGCCGAGGAAGGCTTTGCGTGCTTTAACGGAACGGACCTTGATATGGTCCTTGAAAAGTTTGACGCCGCAGTCCGGGACTTGACTACTTACCAAAAGCGGTAGAACTGCAACGAAAAGTTCACAGAATTCCGGCAGTTTTACGCGCTCCCTTTTTCTACTGAACACGGTAAAATATAATTGTCAGTTGGAAAACACTGGGAATTACAAAGGAGGCAAACATAATGAAAGACATGAGCATTATTGCTAACAAGAAGATTATCAACAAAGAGACCAATGAGGTCCGTCTGGTCGTGAGCATTGACGAAGAGAATCGCAAGATTCACTCTGCCCCCGTGGACGAGCCTAACGCTGAGCCGAGTATCATGGCCGCTGCAAGCTATGACCGTCGCTGGAAGCTCTACGAAGAGCCTGAGACTATTGGCGAGGCTGTCAATGAGACCGCTGAGACTGAGGTCAACCACGACGAACCCATGAAAATGTCGGACGTCGTGACTAAGCTCGAGAGCTTGTTCGACATTCTGAATCGTGTTTACTTCGACAATGCACTGCCGAAACCGGTCATCACCGTTCAGTCCACCCCTAAGGCTTACGGCCACTGCTCTACTAAGAAGATTTGGAAGAGCGAGAATGACGGCCAGTACGAAATCAACATTGGCGCCGAGTTCCTCAATCGTCCGTCTGCTAATACGGCTGCGACGATGTGCCATGAGATGGTCCATCTTTACTGCCTTGTGAATGAGATTCAGGACACTTGTCAGAAAGGCCGCTACCACAACAAGACCTTCAAGGCTGAGGCTGAGGCAAGAGACCTTGAAATCGGGTATGACCGTACCGTGGGCTTCTCCCACACAAATCCAACCGAGGCCTTCAAGAAGACCCTCGAAGACAACGGCTTTGTACTTGAAGTTCCGTTCGCTCGCGTTATGCCTGAGGAGAAAGCAAAGGCCAAACGCGAAAAGCCTCACCGCTACGTGTGCCCGGTCTGCGGGCAGGAAGTTAAGACGACCGCCGACCTCAGCCTCATTTGCGGTATCTGCGAGGCCGCTATGGAGAGGGCTGATTAAAAGAACTCCAGAACAGCCCGTATCGCGTCCAAAGTTTTCAGAGGGTAAATCTAAGGGCCCCTGAGCTAAAACGCGATACGGGAGGTCTGGGGCTTGCCCGAGGAGGTTTATATGAGAGACGAAGAGTACCTCTTCAAAGAAGATGTACGAGAAAAGGCGATAACAGCCCGGAGCGCTAAGAAGCGCCCTCGGCATAGCGATTGCCGCCTACCGCAATACACGGCAAAGGAGATGAGAGAGATGAGCGGTCCTACCTACACGCTCAACCTGAAAAAACGTATCACATACGCAGAGTTCAAAGCACTTCCCGAGGGCTTGCAGAAGAGCTACGTGCAGAACATTATCGACAAGTACCACGTCGGGCCTTCGGCTCTTGCCGAGCTTATGGGCGCGAACGCCGGTGCGGTCGGCGTTTACCTGAGCAAGAGAGGCTTTTCCTTCAAGCGAGGTTTTCAGCCTACGAAGGACGACCTCGAGAGATTCCGAGAGGACTACGGTATCAGCACGAATGCGCCGACAAAAAAAATAACTTTGGAGAACTTCTCGTTCTGCTTCTCCGGAGCCTTCAATGCGGCGAGCTTTGTAAAGCAAATCAAGGCCTTCGTCCCTGAAGGACAACTCCTGCGGGTCTCCGTAGCAGTCGAGGTAGTCGAGCCCGAACCCTCTGCTACTGAGCCTGCTACCGAAGAAAAACCTTGATTTGCAAGGCTTTTGGTTATCTGGTAGTACTGGTAGTTCGTAAAAACTGAAAAGATTTTTCCAAAAAGTAAAAGGACTCAAAGCGCAATCTCGTCGCTCCCTCGCATTACATGTATATATAAGGAAAATTCGTTAAAACGGACTACCGACTACCAAAAGAAAAAGGACAGGCTCAAAGCCTATCCTTAATCTGGGTCGCAAGTACGAAACCGTAAGGCAAGACAACTATCGTCACCTCAGGGGTTCGACCTGCGATTAAATTGGTGGAGCTGATGAGTCCCTCGTCGAACTCGCCGCACTCGATGTTTGAGAGGTCCGCGGACTTGAGTTTTCCGTCTTCACTACTGATATTGAAGTAGATAAGAAGCTGGTCGTCATATAGGTAGACCTCTGAAACAAAGTCAGAGATGATTCTCCGACGGTAGTCCTGCTCAGGCTCACCCGGGTACGGCTCAAGGTGTTTCATCAGCGCAAAGAGAATCTGGTCCTCGGTAAACGCAAGACGCTTACCCTTGAGGAAGCTAAGCTCGCCCAGAATGACCGCTTGCTCGTTCTCGAGTTCTTGCAAGCGAGCAGGCAAGGTCTGCGTTGCCGCGCCTGACTCGATAGCCCGTAGCACGTTCGCAATGGACTTCTTATTGTCTGCCAGCTTCTTCTCGTAAAAGGCAATCTCCGAGGCGGTATCATTTTGGCGCTCTTGCGCCGCATGTACCTTCCTCGCGAGCTCCTCGAGAACTTCCTCTTGAAGGATATAGCGGACAGTGAAGTCGACTACGGCGCGCTCGAGGCGGTCGCGCGAGACCTGCTTCTTATCGCAAGTCTTATTCTTGCCGCGAGTGTTCCCGCAATAATAGTAGTACCACTTGTTCCCGCTCTTGCCCGTGCCGCTGACTCCCTGCATTGGTCCTTTGCAATGACCGCAGAAGAGCCTACCGGCTAAGAGGTATTCGGCCTTTGGCGACTTCGGAGCCTTGCGAGTGCGCCGGCGTTCCATTTCGGCTTGAGCGAGGTTAAAGGTGTCCTTCGAGATAATCGCAGGTATGCCGCCTTCGACGACTATATCGTGATACCGGTATTCGCCAATGTACTTTCGGTTTTTAATAATTCGGTTGATACTGTTCTTGTTGAAGGGCTTGCCCTGCGCGGTACGCAGCCCACGGCTGTTCAGGAGCTCACAGATGGCCGCATTTGATTCGCCTTTGATATACTGCTCAAAAATCGTTTGAACGGTCTGGGCTGATTCTGGGTCTATCTGGAAATGCTTCTGCTCGTCGACCCGATAGCCGAGCGGTCTTCCGCTTCCGGTGCTCTGGCACTTCAAAGCGCTCTCGTGCATTCCCCGCTTGATTTTCTGAGCGAGCTCTGCCGAGTAGTATTCCGCGAGACCTTCCATAAGGCTCTCAAGGATAATGCCCTCGGGCCCGTCCGGTATCGCCTCGGCTGCATAAAAGATTTGGATTCCGTTCCTCTTGAGCTCCCGCTTATAAACGGCGCTGTCGTATTTGTTCCGGGCAAAGCGGTCTGTCTTATAGACGACCACCGCCTCGAACTTCTTGCGCTTGGCGTCGGCGATGAGCCTTTGGAACTCCGGTCGCTCGTCTGTGCGGCCTGAGATATGACGGTCGCAGTACGTGTCGATAACGGTAAGCCCTCGCTGTTTACAAAAGTCGGTACAGACTCTAAGCTGCCCTTCGATACTCTGGTCGGTCTGTCTCGGGCCGGCAGAATACCGAGCATAAATTACTGTATTCATGTGACCCTCCTAAAAATTTCGTCGTTATGGTACTCCAGAAGCTCTCTACGCGGCGGAAATCGGGGGGGGGTAAAACCATTCCGTCAAGAGAAGCCAGCCAGCGGGCTGTAAAAGCGTCCTGAGGGCTATCCAAAATTATCGGAGAAACATAGATTTTCATGGAAGGAGTGATAGTTATAAGGCCTCGGTCGAAGGCTTTATCATAAAAAGTATTGAGGCAAATCCCGTTGTCGGGGCTGACCCGGTCCGCCTCGCTTCGGCATTGCGAGTACGGTTTTATATGACTTGCAACGAGCATTTGCGGCAGCGCGCAGCCGGATATAAAGCACCGGTCGTCGTAAGCCGCGAGCACCGCCTGCTTGAAGAAGTGTCGTTCCCGCGATACTCTTCCGTGATTCGTCAGAGACGAAAGCGGCTTTGCCCCTTGCAAAGGTGAAGAGTCAAAGATAGCGAGACCTGTCAAGGTCTCCGCCTCAAGACTCAGAGAGCCCCAGTCGTGCTTGAACTCCTCGTAAATCATTCGGTCCGCCTTCGCTACGTTCTTAAGCCCTGAGGAAACCTTCGGGTCTATGTACCGGAAGTTCCTCATGCGCATTACAATAGAAGCGACTGAGTGAGGAATAATCTCGGCGACCTGCTGAATGACTTTATTGCTGGGATTGATTTTCCCGAGAGGAGTAACACAGTAAAGAGCATAGGCGATAATTATATCCTCTCTGCTCCACGCGTTCATTGATTCTGCTCCTCGTCTAAGCGGATAGCTGTCATAAGCAGCTCCATACGCCGCTTGACATCGAGCCCGGAGAAAATACGCAGAAGCTCCGCTTCCTCTTTGGAGCGCTGCTGCTCTAAGTGAATCTCACCGGAGTTCTGGCCTATGACGCCGTTATTGGTCCCCACCGTTCCGACGTTTACGCTGTTATCGGTCCACCCCATCAGGTAGTCGACCGACGTTCCGAGAGCGTTCGAGAGCTTCTGCATTTTATCGGTACGAAGCGTTTTGATGTAGCCCGTTTCCCATTTGCGGACCGTGCTCGCACCGACGCCGACCATATCGCCGAGCTCCTGCAGAGTGTACCCTTTCTCTGTTCTGAGATAATGTATTCTATCGCCTAACGTCATTAAGACCGCCTCCCTTGAAAAAGTTTACTCTTATTATAACACGCATTTGTCTTAAAGTGAGTACTTTTGCTTAAAATTCACAAATATTTTCCAAAAGGCTATTTACAAATCCAAAAGGACACGGTATAATAAATTTGTCCTTTGGGACAACCGGTAGTGCCTACGAGGAAAAATCTCAAGGAAAGGAGACAGTATATCGTATGGTTGAAACTCGAATGTTGAGGGCCCACATGACCCTGAAAGGCGTTACTACGAAAGACCTTGCGGACGCGCAGGGCTGGAGTATGAGCACAGCCTACCGTAAGATTACGGGCAAAGTTGCCTTCACGGTACCCGAAGTGCAGCTCTGTAAGGAGCTCCTTGATTTGGACGCTCCTACGACGAACGCAATTTTTTTTGCGGCTGATTTGTCCTAAAAGACAAAAATGTGGCCGACGCTCGCCGATACCGCTCTTGCAAGAGAGAATCTTATGCTTGACCGACTAAGCGCTGCGGTCAATGCGTTTTACGAAAATCCACAAAATATGCAAGCCTATTTGGCTTGGAAGAAAAACAAGGAGGCAAAACAAAATGAAAATCACCGTAACAATGGAGCTGACTCAGGAAAACCTGAGCAAGCTGAGAGCCCTGCTCCCTGATACCGAGATTCCCGGTCAGGTAAGTATGTTCGATTCCCCTTCGGAAAAGCCCATCGAGACTCCGAAGACCGAGGCCCCTGCTCCTGCGACCGAGACTCCGAAGACCGAGGACAAGCCTATCACGAAGACCGACATTCGCGCCGTAGCCCTGAAGCTCTCCAAAGCCGGCAAGCAGAAAGAGCTCGCCGACATCTTTGCGAAGTTCGGTTGCAAGAAGCTCTCCGACTTCGACAGCCGCACGGAAGACTATCCGGCACTTATGAAAGAGCTGGTGAGTGTCAATGGCTAAGCACGCACTACTTTCCGCAAGCGGCGCTCACCGCTGGCTCGAGTGTACGCCGAGCGCACTACTTGAGCTTCAATTTCCGCAGACTACGAGCGAGTACGCCGAAGAGGGTACCGCAGCTCATGAGCTCTGCGAGCTGACCGCCCGCTATTTCCTCGGCGAGGTCTCCGAGATGGACTTTGAGAATCGCCGTGACGAATTGGCAAAAGGTTCTTACTACAACGCTGAAATGCAGGAATGCGCAAATGACTACGCAAGATTTGTTACTGAAAAGACCAAAGCTGCGCAGGAGTCTTGCGAGGACGCATTTACCGAGCTTGAGGTAAGAGTCGACTTCTCGAAGTACGTCAAGGACGGCTTCGGTACCGGCGACTGTATCATCGTCGCTGACAAGGTCCTTGAAATCGTGGACTTTAAGTACGGCAAGGGCGTTCGCGTCGAGGCGACCGGTAACCCTCAGATGAAGCTCTACGCCCTCGGCGCGCTTCTCAAGTACAACACGCTTTTCGACATCGATTCCGTTCGCATGACGATTTTCCAGCCGCGCCTCTCGGGCGTTCAGAGCTCCGACGAAATCACCGTCAAGGAGCTACTCGAGTGGGCCGAGAAGTATGTCAAGCCTCGCGCTAAGCTGGCCTATAAGGGCGAAGGCGAGTTCGCTCCGTCCGAAGAGGTCTGCAAGTTCTGCCGAGCAAAGGCTCAGTGCAAAGCGAGAGCCGACAAAAATCTCAAGCTCTTCGATGGGGCCCCGGACGCTATGCTCCTGACTCCTGAAGAGGCGGGCGCGATTCTTGAAAAGGCCGCAGACATTCAGTCATGGCTCGCAGACCTTGAGGGTCTTGTGTCCTCTACTCTGCTCAGCGGTCAGCCTGTTACCGGCTGGAAGATGGTCGAGGGCCGTAGCAATCGCAAGTTCGCAGACGAGCTGAAAGTCGTCGAGGCTATGAAGTCAGCCGGCTATGACGAGAGTCTGCTCTACGAGCGCAAACTGATTACCCTGACTCAGATGGAGAAGGACTTCGGTAAAAAGGCTGTAGCTGAAACGCTCGGCGAGCTTATCATCAAGCCTCAGGGCAAGCCCACTCTGGCTCCTGCAAAGGACAAGTGCCCTGAGTTCAAGCCCGAAGAACAGCTTCTCGCTGAGTTCGATAAGTAAGGAGGTCTCGTTATGACGGAAGCGGCAAGACGCAGAACGCGGGCGAGAATCCGCCTTATCAAAATCCAGTGGCTCCTCATTCTGGCGCTCGTTGTCGCCTTGATTCTCTCGTTCGTTACGAGACCGAGCGCTTCCGTTCCTGATGAGCCCGAGACTTCACCCGTCCGGGTAGAAGCTCCTGAGCCGATTACCGAGACCTCCGCACCGGAGCCTGAGCTTATCGAGCTCGGCGAGTTCAAGACTACCGCCTATTGCACTTGCGTTAAGTGCTGCGGTATCTGGAGCGCGGAACACCCCTCTCGAGTCGGTACCGATTACGTGCAGCGAACAAAGAGCGGCACGATTCCGACCGCAGACCGCACGGTCTCGGTCGACCCCGATGTGATACCTCTCGGAACGGTCCTCATTATCGACGGTCACGAGTACATAGCCGAAGATACAGGAAGCGCCGTTAAGGGAAACGTTATCGACATCTATTTTGACTCACATGAGCGCGCCGCCGAGTACGGCGTTCAGATGAAAACTATTTATATTAAAGGAGATTGATACTATGTCTACTCAAATCACTACTGGTAAGGTCCGTTTTTCCTACTGCAACCTCTTCACTCCTCGCGCCGTTCAGGAAGGCGCTACGCCGAAATACAGCGTCACCCTCCTGATTCCGAAGAGCGACAAGGCCACCATGCAGAAAATCAAGGCCGCTATGGACGAGGCTAAGCAGAAGTTCATGGCAAGCAACAGCGGCAAGAAGCTGCCTACCAACCTCAAGAGCACGCTGCACGACGGCGACGGCGAGCGCCCGAACGGCGGCGAGTTCGGCGAAGAGTGCAAGGGCTGCTACGTTATCACCGTCAGTTCCAACAACAAGCCTGTTCTGGTCCACGCGGACAAGACTCCGCTGACTGACCCTCAGGAGCTCTACTCCGGTTGCTACGGTCGTGCAATCATCAACTTCTACGTGTATGACACGCAGGGCAACAAGGTTATCGCTGCCGGCCTCAACGGTATCATGAAGCTCTACGACGGCGAGCCTCTGGGCGGCGGCGTTGTTACGGATTCCGATTGGGACGACGGCTGGGAAGACGAGGACGACAACGACGACCTCCTCGGTTAAGCGTATGCTCCGGCGCGTTCGTCTCGGATTTGCTGAGGCGAACGCCGCCCGGAGGAAGGAGGCAATATGAGAACATTGGCAATCGATATAGAGACCTACAGCTCGGTCTCTCTGCAAAAGTGTGGTGTCTATGCCTACGCCCAAAGCCCCGATTTTGAGATTCTTCTCTTCGGGTATGCTTGGGACGACGGCCCGGTCGAGGTTATCGACCTTGCCAGAGGCGAGAGCCTGCCTGAGGAGCTCCAGAACGCTCTGTATGACCCCGAAATCCTGAAGACAGCATTCAATGCGTCTTTTGAACGGACTTGTCTGAGCGCGTTTATGGGCCGCGTGACACCGCCCGAGCAATGGAGCTGCACCGCAGTCATGGCTCGCGAGCTGGGCCTGCCCGGTAGCTTGGAAGCTGTCGGCGAAGTCATCGGGCTTCCTGAAGACAAGCAGAAGTCTAAGACCGGCCGGGCGCTTATCCGTTACTTCTCGATACCCTGCAAGCCCACGAAGACGAACGGCAACCGGACCCGCAACCTTCCTGAGCATGACCCTGACCGCTGGGCTATCTATGTTGAGTACAACCGTCAGGACGTCGTCTCGGAGCGTGCTATTCGGCAGAAGCTCTCTCGCTTCCCGGTGTACGAGAAGGAACAACCTCTCTGGATTCACGACCAGCATATCAACGACCGAGGCGTCGGCGTGGACCTTAACCTCGCGGAGCACGCGGTCGAGATTGACGCCATTATCAAGGCGAGACTTCTCGAGCAGGCTAAGGAACTCACGGGCCTTGAAAACCCGAAGAGCACCGCACAGCTCAAGAGCTGGATTGAGGACACGGCAGGTATTGAGGTTGAGAGTCTCAACAAGAAGAGTATCGCCGGCGTAAGAGCCGACGCTGACTGCGACGCTGTGGACCGTATGCTCGACATCAGAGCGGGTCTTGCGAAGACCTCAACTGAAAAATACAACGCTATGCTCCGAACGGCTTGCCCGGACGGACGTATTCGAGGTCTGACTCAGTTCTACGGCGCAGCGCGTACCGGTCGATGGGCCGGTCGCCTCGTGCAAATGCAGAACTTGCCGCAGAACAAAATGCCGGACCGCGACCTCGATACCGCAAGACAGCTCGTCGAGGCCGGAGACCTTGAGACTCTTGAAATGCTCTTCGACGACATTTCCGGGACCCTCTCGCAGCTTATCCGCACGGCCTTTATCCCGAGACCCGGCTATCGCTTCATCGTGTCTGACTTCTCCGCGATTGAGGCCCGTGTTATCGCATGGCTTGCAAGCGAAGAGTGGCGCATGGAGGTTTTCAAGACCCACGGCAAAATCTATGAGGCTTCCGCCGAGCAGATGTTTCACCTTCCGAAGGGCTCCGTCAAGAAGGGCGACCCTATGCGACAGAAAGGAAAAATCGCTGAGCTCGCGCTCGGCTACGGCGGCAGCGTCGGCGCTCTGAAATCTATGGGCGCTCTCGAGATGGGGCTTGAGGAGTCTGAGTTGAAACCGCTCGTCAATAGCTGGCGCGCCGCAAATCCTGCCATCACTAAGTTGTGGTGGGACACGGACGCTGCCGCCCGCAGGACCATTCAGACAAAGGCACCTACTAAGCTGCCTTTCGGTATGGGCTTCTACAAACAAGGCCCTCTCCTTAAGCTGCGACTTCCGAATGGCCGCGAGCTGAGCTACGTAAAGCCCAGAATCGATGATGACAGTATCACCTATGAGGGTACAATTCAGTCTTCAGGCGGCTGGGGTCGTATTGAGTCCTATGGCCCGAAACTCGTGGAGAACATTGTTCAGGCTACAGCGCGAGACTGTCTTGCGGTCGCCATCGACCGTCTGGAGCGGGCCGGTTTTCCGGTTGTGTTCCATGTTCACGACGAAGTTATCTGCGAGGTGCCTATCGGCGTAAGCTCTGCCGAGGAAATCAGCAAAATTATGTCGGAGCCCATCGAGTGGGCGGCCGGCTTACCGCTCAAGGCTGACGCCTATGAGTGCGAATACTATAGAAAGGACTAATTGCTATGAAGATAGATGTATTTAACAAGGTCGTCAAAGAGCAGCTTCTTGTCTGCGAGCACCTGCTTACCGGCAAGGGCCACGAGTATGCGCCTGACGCCGTAGATGAGAGCAATATTGACCGCCTCGCGCACTTCAAGAAGGCCGCCGCGATTATCGACGGCACTCCGAAAGAGGCTCTGCTCGGTATGCTGACAAAGCACCTCGTCTCTATCTCGGATATGTGTACCGACGGTCGCAGCTACTCTCTGGACCGCTGGACCGAGAAAATCACGGACAGCATTAACTACCTGCTGCTGCTCAAGGCTTTAGTCGAAGAGGAGGCGAACGGCAATGGATAAAATCAAAGTCGCGGTCCTCAATCCGACCGCAATCAGCGAGGCCGAGAAGATGATGGTATGCGCCGCCCGCTTAACGCAGCGCGGGCACACGGTCAAAGACCTCTCTGACTTCCTTGCTCTCTACGATAAAGAGTACACCGAGAAAACGGCTAAGGTTATGGCCCAGCTTCCGCACCCTACGATTCAGAAGTTCGCGGTCATCAACGCTGTAATTGTCGGAGCGTCAAGGAGATTCCTAGCTCAGATTACGAGGCACCAGAACGAGGTCAAGTTCATGTCTGCGTCCTTGCAGTACAGCGACTACTCGAACGAGGCTGACTTCGTTGTCCCGTATGAGCTGCTTGACAGTCAAATGCGTTTCTCCTACCTCTCTCAGTGTCAGGATGCTATGCGGAAATACAAGCTCCTCGTTGAGTACGGTGCGGACAATGACTCTGCTGGCTATCTGGCTCCGCAAGGCCTGAGAAACGTTCTGATTATCAGCGCGACGCCTTATCAGTGGAAGCACATGATAAGCCAGAGAACTTGTCGGCGCAATACCGCCGAGACCCGCTACGTTATGCTCCGCCTCTGGGAAGAGCTTTACGAGCTGGCTCCGGCTCTCTTCTCTCCTGAGACGACCGGCCCCTTCTGCATGAAGGGTAAGTGCCTTGAAGGCAAGATGGCATGCGGCGCTCCGCTGGCGTCTGGCCTTACGCCGCACGATATTCTCGAGCGGGATTTTCCGCTCTGTATGGAGGTGCGAGATGAAGATTAAGCTGATTGACTTCAACGGTCCCGCGCCTGTACGAGCGCATGACAACGACGTCGGCGCGGACGTATTCAGCCCCAGAGACCAGACTATCTATCCGGGGCAGGTTTACAAGCTGCCTCTCGGTTTCGGTTTGGAACTGCCTGACGGCTATGTGGGGTACATATTTCCTCGCAGCAGCCTGAGCGCCCGCGGTATCGTGTGCGAGCTTCCGCCCATCGACTCCGGCTATCGCGGAGAGGTCCACGCTATCGTCTCGAATGTCGGAGGTGATGGCTATGACATCAAGAAGGGCGACCGTATCGGCCAGCTCGTGATTATGCCGGTCGTTATCCCTGAGTTCACCTATGATGAGGGCGCTGCTCGAGGGTCTGGGGCCTTCGGCAGCAGCGGAAGATAACCGTGCGGGTAAAAAAGGCGGGCGGTAAAGTTTACGGCGCTGACTTTACCGCCGCCGAGCGCAAGACTATGAATCTCGAAATACAGAGACAGCTTGCAGAGTACAGCCGCAAACACGCGAACGAAATCGATGCCATTATACTTTGGCAGTTACACGCGCAGTACGACTTCGGCGAGAAGCGTCTGAGACGGTTTTACGACCGTTTCAAGGGCAGAGTATTTTGACCTCATTAAAAGGTATGAAATGGACGAGGACGACAATATCTGGCTCAATACCTACAAGCTGAAGGAAATCGGCGTCGACATCGAATCTTGGAATCGGGACGGTGAGACTGAATGAGAATAGACAAAGACAACTACTATCTGAATATCGCAAAAGCTGTCGCGGCCCGTTCTACCTGCCTTCGCAGGCAGTATGGGGCCGTGATTGTCGCAGACGACGAAATCATCGCGACCGGCTACAACGGCGCGCCCAGAGGCGAGGCCAACTGCAGAGAGCATTCCACTCCTATCGACGAGCATGCGGCTCGCCACGGGGACCAGTACGGGACCTGCGTCGCCGTTCACGCCGAGCAGAATGCGATTATCAGTGCGCCGAGGCGGTCAATGCGAGGTGCTACCCTTTACCTTGCATGCCTCGATGAAACCATTGACCCCGCTCCGTGTAATATCTGCGACCGCATGATTAAGAACGCGGGTATCACGAGAGTGGTAACGAGAGCCGGTACCTTTTAATGCCGACTCTTCAATACGACGGCTTGATAACGATTGCGACGGGTAGCTCGCGGCGTTCGGCAAGCTGGAAAACTAAAGAAATGCTCTGGTCTGAGTTCGTTGATAAGCTCGGCCGTGTGACCCGGACGCAGGAGACCCAGCAAGAGTACTTCCGTATGCCGAAGGAAGAGCGCGATAATGCGAAGGACGTCGGCGGCTTTGTCGGTGGTACCTTAAAGGGCGGCCGTAAAATCGACGCCGTACTGCAGCGCAGGCTTATCACCCTTGATATGGACTCTATCACGGCTGGCGAAGACCCTTGGCCTACGGTCGAGCTGATTCTGGGCTGCGCTGCGGTGCTCTACAGCACGCACAGTCACACGGCGAAAGCTCCGAGACTTCGCCTTGTGCTTCCTCTCTCGAGGCCTGTGTCTCCTGAGGAGTACGAGGCTATCGCCCGCAGGATTGCAGGCGACATCGGTATTGACATGTGCGACGATACCACCTACGAGCCTCACCGGCTCATGTACTGGGCGAGTGCTTCCTCTGACGGCGAGTTTCGCTATGAAGTGCAGGACGGCCCATGGCTGGAAGCCGACGAG